TGTCATTTAAACTCAAGGAACTATTGGATTGGTTAGGTGTATCAGAAGGTAAAGTTCAATCATTAGTATTCGAAGCATTACGTCTTCGAGAGCATATGATTCAAACCGAGGAAATCGCACCTGAAGCCGTTGAAATATCGTTCACCCCAAAGAAACTTCCAGAAGAAGCCAGACCAATCGGAGAGTATCTCGATAATCCCGAGGTGGCACCTGTCTGTGAGTACCTGTTTGATCGTGGGTTCACGTTCAATGAGATCGCAGAAGACTTCTGGTGGACACCTGAGACAGCCAAGCGAGCGCATAAGCGAGCAATCTTGCCATTCTATTGGAAGAACAAGATCATTGGATACACAAGTCGAGCCATCGCCGAGAACTCTGCACTGAAATATATCAACCAGTTTGAACCGAACTACGTCTACAATACCGACAATCAGCCCATCGAAAATAAATATGTTATCGTTGTCGAAGGACCGATAGATGCAAAGTTCATTAATGGTGTGGCTATCTGCTCCAACAGTGTGTCCGATGAACAGGCAGAAATCATAGAACATCTAGGCAAGGAAGTAATCGTTTGCCCAGATCAAAACCAAGCCGGTGACAATCTTGTTCGTGCTGCATTGAAGTATGGATGGAGTGTTGCGTTTCCTGAATGGGATGATGGAATAGAAGACATCAACGATGCCGTGAAAGCGCACGGAAGAATTTATACGCTACAGAGTATATTTCGAACTAAAGAACATAATCCTCTGAGAATACAATTGCTATCAAAGATAACAGCGGAATAGGAAATACACTTTGCCAATAACTGACTTTACGACCGACACACAACATTTGTTTCTGGAGATGATGCTCCAGAATCCTGACATGTACGCCCGTGTTCAAAACATCTATAAGACCGAGTTGTTCGATAAGAGTCTTCGTAAACCCGCAGAGTTCATCCGAGACCACTGTGAAAAATATACCACGATGCCAACGCAGGAACAAATGACTGCGGTGACCGGCATGAGATTCAATCCACAGCCGAATGCAAAAGAAGGAAACTACGATTGGTTCTTGGAATCATTCGAAGGCTTCATCAAACAAAAAGCATTGAACAACGCTATTCTTACAGCCGCAACATTCTTGGAAGAAGGCAACTATGATCCGGTTGAAAAACTGATCAAGGATGCCGTCCAGATATCATTGACCAAAGACATGGGTACCGATTATTTCGAGAACCCATTAGAACGAATGCAAACCATGTTGGATACCCGTGGACAAATCAGCACGGGCTGGAAAGACATGGACGAGATGTTGTTCGGTGGAATGAACAAAGGAGAACTGCAAATATTTGCTGGTGGTTCCGGTTCAGGTAAATCATTGGTCATGCAAAACATGTCAGTGAACTGGATGGAACAGGGAATGCATGGCGTGTATCTCACATTGGAACTCGATGAGGGTATGTGTGCTCACCGCTTGGATTCTATGGTGACTGGAGTATCGTCGCGAGATGTATTCCGACAGATGGATGAAGTAGCCATCAACTTGAAAGAGAAATCTGAAAAATACGGCAGTCTGCACCTGAAGTACATGCCATCACAGTCGAACATCAATGACATCCGGGCATATATCAGAGAACTCGAAATCAAAACCGAGCGCAAGATAGATTTCTTGATGGTGGATTATCTTGATCTATTAATGCCAGTGTCCGTCAAAGTTGATCCGAGTAACTTGTTCGTTAAGGACAAGTACGTATCCGAAGAATTACGCAATCTAGCCAAAGAATTGAATGTGTTGTTCGTAACAGCATCTCAGTTGAACCGTGAGTCAGTGGAAGCCGAAGTGATTGATCACAACCACATCAGTGGCGGCATCAGTAAAATCAACACAGCGGATAATGTGTTCGCTATTGCCACTAATGCAACTATCCGCGAGAAGGGCGAATACCGAATTCAAGCATTGAAAACTCGTTCCAGTTCCGGTGTTGGAAAAACGATTACGTTAGATTATGATATTGCTTCGTTGAGAATATCCCACTGTGAAAATCCACCGGATTACACCAGTAAAAAACATCGTGCTTCATTGATCGCAGATAACAACAAAACTGGTGATCTCGATGATGGTGTAATGGATGTAATAAGCCCAGATAACTTCCCCAATCCACGACACAAAGCACTACCGGACTCGGATACATCGGAGGATGACGAGGGTGTGGTTGCGCAACGACGTATGACGGATATGTTGGCCATAATGAAAGCGCCTAGCGTGGAAACGCCACCTCCACCACCACCACCACCATCGAATGAACCACCCATCGAAACACCCAAAACGAGTATATCAATTGATCTTAATCGCATAAACGGCATACAAACGTTGGATGACGAAGAATAGCTCGTTCCGAATATTCTGCTAAATACAGAATAAACGAAGGGTGGTCATGCGTAAGAAAACCAGAAGTGTATTGGAAGAGATTGACTCGATTTTACCAGATCGGGACAAATCTCATGTCATTGAAAGCCGAGCGAACCATATTATATCGAGTGCTATCAATCTGATCAACTTAATGTATGAATCCTTTGATGAGGATGTTGCAAAAGACCTTGAGAAACGCTTTCTTAATAGCGTTCGTACTCAAGATGGCAAGAAATTTGTACGTGGCATCCGCAAGATAGACGAAAAGAAGGATTTTCTATAATGCGCACGATGAGAGAAATAATTACCGATCTGGATAGGATCGACAGTGGTGTTGTAGTGCTTGAAACCATTATCATGAATGAATTCATGGGCATGAAGAAAGATCACGGCAAAGCACGGACCAAAAAGATTGCAATCGTTGCTAAAGCAATGGAAGACGACTGGCAAGCAAATCTAGCTAGTGCTGCAGCAGGTGCCGGTCAAGATGTTAACGCATTCAGCAAATCCGAAGATGGTAAGCATTATCGCGAAGCATACACCAACTGGATCAATCAAAAGCTACAGGGCAAGGGCGCAGCAATGGGTGTACCGGATTTTCCCACCACCGAAGACCCACGTGCCAAAAAGATTCGAGCAGATCATATTATGTCAGTAGTTGGTAAATTTTCACAAAACCGCGCAATGGGTAAAGCCAAGAAGACAGGAGCACCATCCGGCGATGGAACAACAGAAATTCCACCAAAAGGCACTCAAGCAGAACTGCCTAATGGTAAAAAAATTGAATGGCAGGGACAGATGTGGGGCCTAATTACCCCCGATGGTAAAATTGGACAATCAGTAAGCAACGATGTTGGCATGAGAGCATGGCGAGCATCTAAAAAGAGTCAATGATATGGAAATTACAAAACATGTCATACAGAACAAAGGAAAATGGAGTATAGCAGCCGTGATAGGAACAGTAGCATCAGGCGTGGCAGTATGGGCCTTCTTGGGATTGCCTACCGTCATGTTTTCACATCAAATCCCAACAGCAACGCAAATAGCACAACATGAAGTATACCAAGAGGTCGGAGCAAGCTACATTCAAGATAGATTGTACAGTCTGAACCGCCAACGGATAGATATCATGGAAAAGTTGAGATCATTGCCCGCATCGACCAATATGTCTTCGAGGGATCATGATTTCAAACGCATGCTACTTGATCAATTGAGCCGTTTGCAACAACAGATCGAAAACGCAATTCATCTTGATAAGAAGCTTCGCTAAATACAGCATGGAAGATAACGATGAAATAGGCGGTCATATGATATCTCCGACCGGTGATGTCATCGATGTCGGGTGGCATGAGGAACATGACCAAAAATTCGAAGGTAGTTGGGATCAAGCATTTCGGGATGGATGGATTCGGATTGTTGCCGCTGGTGGCGAAGATAATCTTTTTGGTGATATGGAAATACAGTATCGAACCTTAACTCCAGCATCCCTTAGAACCCTAATTATGTATATTAGTACTCGCAGACCATACAACACATACGCAGAATTCGCGGAACCAACGTCAGCATCTAGCAACACTTCATTCTTCTCGGGTACAAAAAACGCATGGAAGAAACTTATTAACTGGTTACGCCAAGGCGGCACCACCGCAGTACAGGTTAATGAGTCCGAAGAAGACGCTAAATACAGCATGGAAAATAACAAACCAAAATTCAGTTTCATTCAAGAAGAGCTAGCAGAAGCAAGACTGTTCCGTGGTGCAAAATCACTACAAAAGCACTCAAGCTCATCTGTTGCGGAAACGGTGATGTCAAATGTATTGATGCTTGAGATCATGCGCCATGAAAACCCATCATGGGCACAAACATACGCCCGTAGAACAATGCAATTCGGCGGTAGGTTCGATGCAATGCGTCCAGCCGGTACCGATCTACATAATCTGATCTCCGCACTGAATTCACCACAAGCAGTAGAGAAATATATGGCGAATGACCCGATTGTGCAGATACCCGACATGAGAACCAAGCGATATTTCCGCGATATGCTCGCTGGAAGATCAAATCCTTCTTCTACCCGCGAGTTCTTGTTAAAGTTTGAACGTTCTATGAACATTTCGTCAGGTCCATTGCGTTCTGTTCGCCGAGTAGTCGCCGACTGGGACAAAGCAACACCGGGAGAGCGCCAAATGGCCACATCTCGTTTGATGTTGCACATGAATCAGGGAAAACGTATCGAAGATATGTACGCACCGTTCGCAAAGATGGCAAAAAAGAAAAACTACATGGATAAAGCCACCGCAGGCAAAAAAGGCTTGCCATTATGGGCAAAGGCAGGTGCAGCAGCCGCCGTGGGTTACGCATTAGGACGCAAATTCAACGCATAAGTATAAATACAGTATATAAACCATTAAGGAGATATCAAAATGGCAGAACTAACACGAGTACACCCAGTAGCAGCTACTGGAGCATTTGACACCGAAGGTAAAGAACTTACTTTCTTCACAGTTGATTACATCAACGCAGTAGACGGTTCAGCAGGACCAAACGGCGCACAAGCAGCAGTAATGCACACTATCCAGCATCGTTGTGTTGTTGCTCACGCAGGTGGACTATTCACTACCAACACTGAGCAAACATTTGCAGTCGAAGGTGACTTCACCGGAGCAGCAGGTAACTATGATTCATTGGACGGTTCAGCAACCGACACCACATTCGTTCTAGCTTTGCAAGATGACATTCGTGCTCTAGGCACAGTTGATGGCATCGTACTTACATCTGCAACAGTTACTGAAAAATCACTACAGATTACTACTTAATCGTAGCATTCATTTAGCAGTGCTTTAGGGCACATCAGTCTACTCAAAGCGAATATAAAGGGCCACTTTTGTGGCCCTTTTTTCGTACCGATGCTAAATACAGTATAGAAACCATTAAGGAGATATAAAATGGCAGAACTAACCAACACCCGCGCTAATGCGGATTCCGCACAAACCCCACAGACAGCAGGTACGCTTCACAGCTTTATCGGCCCACGTGGCGTAAAATGCTTTCGCATCATGATCATCAACGGCTCATCTGAGGCAGTTGACATTACTGGTGAAGTTGGCCCCGGTCTAAACACCGTTGCTCTTCTACTTCAAGAAATTGAAGTTCTAGCATCTGTTCTAGTATATCAGCTAGAAAATGACGCAACTGGTCAAATCAGTGTAATGACTGAAGGTACCGATTCATGGGCAGCAGCAGCAATGCAAACAGCTATCCGTGCAATGGGCACAACTGTTGGACCAAACAGCATCGACGTAAGTCTTTCAACTGTTGTAGACAACGGCTTCGAACTAAGCGCATAATCATAACAGATATGTAATCAGAAAGGGACTTCGGTCCCTTTCTTTTTGTGTAAATACGGAATGAAAACACTTCATTCAGAGTTCCGCGATCCCCGAATCGAACAACTAGAATTATCCAAACTATCTCCAATGGACATCCACAAAGACGGCAGATGGCAATACCGAGATATGCCGAGCATACAATCGGATGGTCTGTTTTATCCTATTGCATGTTATTGGTTGAATGAAGACATGTGGTTCCGATCATTCGTGCGTCCGCTTCAACATGCAGTAGATATCAGAGAACCTATCGTAAACGATGAAGGTATGATTCTAGCTATCAAAATAGGCAATAACAAGTTCCAAGTCGCAGAACATCTCGGGTACACACATATAGATGGCATTGTGTTTGAGAACTCCGATGAAGCAACAAAACATGGTCTATGGTATAGAGTGTGTGATCCATTGCATAATCCAGAGAAAATCTATTTGAATACGTTTAACTACGACTAAATATCCTTGAAACGAGGATAACAAGATGGCCACTGAACGAAACCACGGCATGGCACACCAAGACTACAATATCGGGTCTGGTGGATTAGAGTTCTTCACATGTTACACATTAGTTGATATCACGAAAACAGGTATTGTAAGCATATACAAGCCTTCTCCTATCTTTTTGGATGACGTTGGTAACCTAATTGTAGATCAACAAACATGGAATGATTCCCGCAATCAACAACGTAACTGGGAAACCGCAGTACAGATCATTAGTCTACGCGCACAGCCGATGTTTCTGGAAGAATCTAAGATGATCAAAGACGTTGATTTCACCACAACTAAATTCGGGACAGAGTACACGGGCACTGCCCATGTGTGGTCGTTCAACTTTGGCTTCGAAAACCAAGGCATTCCGGTCGAGAGTCTAAAGCAAGATATCGATTCGATTCCTATCATCATTGGCCTAAACGAGATGGTTGACTTCCCGGCAAAAACCTTCATCACAAGCTCTAAATATGCCAACGTTTACTTCGAATCCAGCAAAAACTTCGGCTATAATTATGTTTGATGAGTCACCTAAATACCTGTGAAGATAAGATGCATAGGCAAAACATTTCAGGCAAAAAGATCAGGCAATATTCAAGGCACAAAGATAGCATGTTAACTCCTTAAAGATATAGGAAGAACAAGATGAACGTAGCGACACCGAGTACGGAAATAGAAAAAGTGAGCCTTGAAGCTCATGTGGAGTTATGCGCAGCGAGGTATAGTGGGTTGGAAGATAAGTTGAATAAATTAGAAGAAAAAGTTGATGAACATATCAGCGTTGTTGACCGTCGAATGGGTACGGTAGAAACAGCATTGAATGATTTGTCCAAAGCAATTTATAAACAACGTGACTACGCAAATACTCGATTAATCGGGTGGGGCGTAGGCGTCATAGTAGCACTTACGTCAGCATTGGCTTTCGTTGTCTACCATATGATAGCCGGTTAGCATAAATACTCAAAAGGATGAGTGATGCTATTATCAGAATTATTTGAAGAAAACGACGTTGTAGACGAAGCCATGGCTTGGGCTAAATCTGGCAATAAGGTTGTTCGCAAATACAGATGTACTTCTGGACCCCGTAAAGGACGTGTAGTTAGTTCACCCGGACAATGCTTTGCCGCCCCAGATATAAAGAAACGCACGAAATTGCGCATGACAAAGGCGAAACTCGGCAAGCGAATGACCCGTAAATCCAAGAAGTCAAAGCGTACAAATCCAACATCACGTCGGGTACAGGCCCTAAATAAGTCAACGTCGAGGAAACGATAATGTTAATCAAAGGATTTATGAACGAACAGGGCAACCCTATGCAGATCACTAACGTGACGCAACAAGGTCAAAATCAAATTGTTCAATACACAGATGATCAGGGCATGGAACAAACGGTCACTGCTAATGATGATATTAAAGACACCAAGACAGCAACCATTCAGCCCGGTACAAATCACGGAGAAATGGTATTAACAATGCCACAGGTTCCCGGCCAGCCAAAACCACAACAGCAACAGCCAAAACCATCACAACCATCGACCCCATCCGTGCCAACTACTCCTACTTTGAAGAAACCAATGGCACCAACCCCAACCGGACAGGCTACTAAGAAAGCTACTGTCGGAAACACACTTTTAGTGCAGGATCGTTTATCCGAAACGACCCGATACACTTTCAAAGAAGCGGTGAACATGGCCGCACAACTAGTATCCAGAAGCCGTGGAGATGTATTGGTAGTTCGTAGAAAAGGCCCAGAAGCCATTCATCATGTGATTGCAGAGTCAGCATATGACTCATGGAAGACACCAGACCGTAAAAGATATAGCGTTGTTCATCTACAGGAAAGTCAAAACTCGAAAGTAGTCAACCTGAATGGAAAACAATACGGGATACACAACATCGATTCATATCAACGGTTGTCTATCACTACATCTTATGACCGAGTTATACCCAGTACTGCTCAATCGGCCCGCCCACAGCGTCGGCCTGTGAGACGAACAGTTGATCCGAGTGGTCCACTTGGTAAAAGAATCTTGAAATCAGCAGGGGTGTCCATGGATGAATTGCGCCAAGCAGCCCTTAATGCTCAGAACAATGAAGTACAAAATTAATGATCAGGTTCGCGTCTCGATAAGTATCGATGAGCAATCCTTGTTGAACAAATACGAGGACTTGCGTTGTATGCAAGAGAGTAAATTAGACGAATCTGAGATATTAGCCGCGAACACGCTGGTTAAAAAGACTGTATTGAAACGGAAAAAGTATGATGGCAATTTATGGTTCCTCTTCAACTAAGGCCAAGATCAAGAATGGATTAACGTCCTTGATGGATCAAAGTAACGCTCCTGTTATCAAAATAGATCAAACAGTTGCATATGTTAATCAATACCACATATTCTATGCCGACAAAGGCTGGCATGTTAAGAATTCTCACGGGAAGGTATCGGTGAACTCGTTCGGCACTAAAATGGTGGCAGTTGCGTGGGCAGTAGCCCGAGTTACTCAATGCCAATCCATGGCCAAACGCATCTTGAGATCAGAACGATCATTCTATGGTCGTCAATACGAGGTGAAAAACAACCAACATAACCTGAAACTGGCTATTGATCGCAATGATGAATGTCGAATGGATATACTCCGGACAAAGTTGTCAGAATCGACCATCAACCGCGATAGGGAGTTGGAAAACCTCAAAAGAATAGTTAAATCCGTGAGAGTTAGCTAAATACAATATATAATTTAGGATTGAACATCATGAAGTTAACAGAAATTTCGCCCAAGGCAAGCTATGAGAAAATGAACAAGGTCTTCGAAACCCGTTTCGGATTCACCGTGGATTTCAAGAATCTTAGCACAAACAAAGCACAAAACATGCTGGAAACATTGAACCGGAAGCTAACTGACATCCGTCAGAGCCACAAGATTCATGGTGCACAGAAAAGCCCAGAATTCGCTGAAATGCTAACCCTTTCAGAAGCTCTACGTGATTTTGTTCAGCGTCGTAAGCGCGTTATTAGTGAAAGTGAAACTGATCAAGCAGAGGTTCGTCTAGCAGCAAAAGACATGACCGACCGTCTACAAGACATGATCGAAACAATCAGCAAAATGCAACACGAAGAGCTACAGCCTCTCGTTGATGCAATCCGTGACGAAATGGACCCAGCATCAGCAGACGCTTTCCAAATGTCAGCACAGACCGCATTGTCTACCGCACTGGATTCAGTCACACAAGCACGTGGCGAAATGGATTCAGCAAACCGTGTATTGTACGGCGAAGAAGGTGTGCCAATGGGCATGGACGATCCAATGGGCGGCGATGAGTTCGGCGCACCCGATATGGGCGGCGATCCAATGGGTGGTGATCTTGGATTAGATGATCCAATGGCCGGTGACGATCTTGGTATGGACATGGCACCAGAAGCACCAGATGCAGCAATTGGTGGCCCAGAAGAGCTAGGTCGCGAAGAACGTTTCTAATGCGCTTTAAGGAAATCATGGAAGCTCAATCCCGCCATGATACACTAGGGGCACTGAAAACTTTAATCACATTCCAGCGCGAACGCGCAAAGGAAACCGGTTCAGAACCAACTATCAATACTGCTAGCTTGGTTCAGATGATGGCAAATGTTGGCGAAGCCGACATCACCCCAGAATTAGTCAGCCAATTACTACAAGACCCATCCCTTGCACCAATGGTAAGCAACGTAGATGGAGATACCGTTACCCTAACTAAAGTAGGTGACGAAAATGCTATGCAATCCCCAGATGATGATTTTGGTCTGGACGATCCGATGCCGGATGATGAGTTCGGTGATGAAGAATTCGGAGCAACCGATGAGTTCGGCGCAACTGATGAATTCGGTGGTCCTGATGAGTTTGGTGCAACCGATGAGTTCGGTGCAGCCGACGAGTTCTCAGGCCCTGAAGGCGAAATGGGTGGCCCAGAAGGTGGCGAAGAAACCAATTTCCAAAAACCTTCTAATTTCACACAACGTAAAAGTCCAGTAGATCAAATGGCCAGACGTGCTATGGGACGTTCCCGTATATAAAACTTGACACCTATGCTATTGTTTAGGTACAATGGTTGAATGTTAGTACAGAAATATGAGTACAAGAAACTCAATCGCAAGACCGCAGAGGGAAACCGCCGGTATACATTGCCAGATGGTTCTGCCGTCCCGTCCGTCACGACCATCCTTTCAGCCACCGAGTCAGCCGAAAAGAAGCGTATGCTTCATGAATGGCGAAGACGTGTAGGCTCAAAAGAAGCCACCCGTATATCAACAACAGCAGCACGTATCGGCACAGCCATGCACTCCTTCTTGGAAGAGTATGCCCTGACTGACGAAATCAGTGAGCCGACCAACCAAATCATTCAAAAACATGGTCATAGTATGGCCAAGGTGATTATTGACGAAGGTCTTCAACATCTCGATGAATGTTGGGGAACAGAATCTCCGTTGTATCACGCGGGAATATATGCGGGAACCACTGACTTATGTGGTGTATGGAAAGCCGAAGAATCTATTGTCGATTTCAAGCAATCAAATAAACCAAAAAAAAGAGAATGGATTGACGATTATTTTGTACAATTAGTGGCTTACGGCAATGCTCACAACAGTATGCACGGCACCAACATCAAACAAGGTGTTGTAATGATGTGCAACAATCCAAATTCTCCAAAGCCTTATATGTATCAAGAATTCGTGCTGAAAGGCAAGGAATGGGATAAATTCGAGAACATTTGGTGGGATAGGTGCGAAGCTTATTATGATTTATGATCATACTTTATGTTTGCAGTTGTCTCCGTGCCACCTATTATGAAGATGTGGTGGACACATAATCCCACAATACGCACAGGAGATTTTCTTTTTCTTAGTCCAAGCGTCTCGCATTTTCTGCCTACTCTCATCTGAACGTTTTTTGCCTGTGTTAGACAACGCCCTTTTCTTAACAGTTTCGCGTGTTGGTGGCAAACGTCGCTTTGCTCCATCTAGTCTATTCTGCATCTCTTGGACAGATGGCACCCTTCCAAACATCGGATTATTAGCCCCAGCCATTTTCTTCGACATCATGGTGGAAAATTCTTCACGAATATGCGCATATATTTTAGACGAAGGAACATATCTTGTTTGATTATCACTTGATCTGTTTGACATCAGCCAAAGAGCATAGATCATTTTCTTTTTCTCTTTGCCAGATACCATATTGGGCAATAGCTGATGACAAATGAAATGTTCTCTGGCGGTCAGATATACTAAATTATCGATGGTATTATCCCCGCCCAGAGCGTGTGGGAGCACATGATGTCTCTCTACGTAGCAAGATGGCTTTTCTCGGTTTTGTGCTAGATGAATGATATTGTTGTACCAAGTGGTGTATTTGTTATCTAAATACATTGCTGATTGTCCTCCCAGACGTTAGAGTAGGTGGAATTCACGTTCGCGACCTACGTTGTATTTAGCTAAATAGTAGTAACATCATCGGAGAACTCAAGTGTCAATAGTCCAAATCAGTCGTATTCAGAACCGCAGAGGATTATCCTCAGTACTACCACAATTGTCAGCCGCAGAGCTAGGCTGGGTAACTGATCAACGCAAGCTATACATTGGTAACGGAACCACCGCAGAAGGTGCACCAGTTGTCGGCAACACCGAAATCCTGACAGAATTCAGTGGTATCGGTTCAAGCAACTACACATACGAAGGCACCGAGGGTGGTTACACAGTCACCACCGGCCCTGCATCTACCGCAATCATTCGCACCATGCAAGAAAAGCTAGACGACGTAGCCAGTGTTAAAGACTTTGGTGCAGTCGGTGACGGTGTAACAGACGACTCCGCAGCAATCAATAGAGCATTGAGTGAATTGTTCACTCAAGATGTAGCAGCAGAAGAATCACGCAGAGCATTGTTTTTCCCCGCAGGTGTGTATCTCGTAGCAACATCAATCAAAGTTCCACCGTATGCCAAAATTTATGGTGATGGCGCGAACTCAACATATATCCAAGCAACCTCCGGATCATTAGATACTGTTCTCAGAACAGTTGATAGTCTATCACAGACTGGATCATCTATCGGAACGAATGGCGCAACTATTCCACAATACATCACGTTCTCTGACATGACCATCGAACGGACGGTACAATCAACGTCCAATGTCGATGTTGTCACAATTGATAGAGCAACGGATATCACATTCAATCGAGTGAAGATTTCTGCAGCAATAACAACACCGGTCACCGATCTTGGCGCAGACACCCGATCAAACATTTCGTTTGTGTCCGATGGCACATTGAATGTAAAACGTGTGTACTTCACGAACTGTGTTATTTCAAATGGTTATCGTGGTGTTGTGACATCTGGAACAGCAATGTCGAACGTTGTGTTTGATGGATGCTATTTCAATAAACTGTCCCGTGGTATTTTCGATGACTCATCCTCCGAAGAATGGTCTCATATCAAAGTAGTAAATTCTCGTTTCGAGGATATCTATGAGCGTGGTGTGTATGTTTCGGTAGCGGCACACGGCTGGATGTTCATCAACAATCATTTCGCTAACGTAGGTGATGCAAACGTAGCTGGCACCGCAACGTACACCATTTTTGATATCACTGGCAATAACAACTACTTCGTTGGTAACTACATGGAAAATCGTCAAGATTACCACACCAACTACAACCTTGTTTACAATACTCCTGTTGTTGAACGCCAATTAGCAAACGAAATCCGTATGGATAATTTGGTTCAACAGCCCGGTCGCCAACTTACTATGGCAGACAACACTTCATCTGCAAGCATGCTCGGCCTACAATTCTTGGACGCCCACACAGGTGTGGAAATTATGTACAAGGCAACTCGTTCGTCCAGCAGTCGTACTGGTAAAATGACCGTCGCACATGATGGAAACACTGCTCTGTTATCGGATGATTACGTTGAGCAGGGCGCAACTGGTCTAACAATTAACGTTGACCCGATCAGTACTGAAAGTTTTGACGCCGCATCTGATGTAGACCCTTCAACGGATCAACTCACGTTTACTAGTCATAGTATCAAGACAGGCCAGCATTTCACGTACAATGCTGGTGGCGGTACTGTGATAACAGGGCTAACTGATGGCGCTCGATATTATGCAATCTGGATTGATGCCAACACCATCAAACTAGCCACAACACATGCCAATGCAATCGCCGGAACACCGGTTGATATCACGGTAGATGGTGTAGGCACACAAACATTAGACGGTGAAGGTTACAGTATCTATTATGGTACGACATCGACCGGCATCACAGGATTAATTACTTACGCGATCAGATATTTGGACTAATGACATTTTTTGACATGGGGTATTCTCAACGCTTAAGCGAATGGCGATCATTTCGCTTATCCTTGAACGACCTCAGTCTAGAAGATGCAATGAACTCCACGATAGAATTTTGGGCACATGCCCCAATAGTCTCTCATAATCTGGCACCAGACGATTCTACTGCATGGCCAACGCCGTGGGAATTGATACATGACAACGTGTATTGTGATGTTTCAAAATCTTTGGGTATATTCTACACTTTATTCTTGAGTTCACATGCCGAAAAAGGTATAATAAACCTTCACATGTACAGAAACCGAAACAGACACGAGGATTATAATGTAGTAGTGGTGAACAACCAGCACGTTTTAAACTATGACGTATCGGAAACGGTAAATATAAAAACACTCCCGGTGGGATCGACATTGATGTTTCAATACGGTCCTGACGATCTAAAACAGCAATTAGGGTAACAAATGACAAAATTTAACGATCCTCTGTCAGAAGAGGTATGGAACAACACGTACAAAGATCACAACGATATCACAGTAGATGATACATTCAGGCGAGTAGCGAAAGCGGTAGCGAGCGTAGAGAAGAATGCACTATTAAGAACAGAATGGGAACAAAACTTTTTCGAAATGTTGAGTGACTTCAATGTCACCACAGGTGGACGTATCTATTCCAACGCTGGCGCGGAGTGGGCTGGCACCACCTTAATGAATTGTTTCGTTGGTCCACACCCAAAGAGCGATATGGACTCCTTGAATGGCATCATGGATGTACTTCGTGATCAAGCAAACACCCTAAAATCAGAAGGCGGCTGGGGATTCAACTTCTCGTGGCTTCGTTTCCGTGGAGAATTCATCAAAGGTATTGGTGTGGAATCTCCGGGCGCTGTCACCTTCATGGAGTTGTTCGATAAATCATCAGAGATTGTCACATCAGGTTCCGGAATGGAATCAACCAACGAGAACGCCAAGGGTAAAATCCGCAAAGGTGCAATGATGGGCGTGATGGATGTCTGGCATCCAGATATCATCGAATTCATTACTGCCAAACAAACACCCAAGCGGTTATCCAAATTCAATTTGAGTGTGAACTGTACCGACGAGTTCATGGCTAAAGTCAATCACGTAGAAGAGTTGAGAGCCAAAAAAGCATCACAAGAGGAAATAGATGCAATCACTTGGGATTTGAAATTCCCCGAAACAACCCACCCGAAATACAAAACAACATGGTTCGGCGACATCAAAGCATGGGAAGCTGCAGGTAACAAAGTTAATATTATCAGGACAGTGAGTGTGGAATGGTTGTGGAATCTTATTATGGATTCAACCTACAATAGAGCAGAGCCGGGAGTTCTATTCATTGATCGCGCAAACCGTATTAACCCATTGGCATACAAAGAAACCATTTATGCAACAAACCCATGTGGTGAGCAAACATTGTCACCGGGTAATATCTGTAATCTGATCTCGATGAACCTAGTTCGCTGCATCAATAAAGATCGTACTGGTTTTGATCTGGCAAAGGTTCGCAGGTATGTTAGATGGATGGTTCGTTTCGCGGACAACATCAACGACTTGTCTACTACCCCACTACCAGAATACACCGAGTCCATGCAAACAAAGCGCAGAATTGGTTGTGGTATTCTCGGTTGGGGTTCAGCATTGTACATGCTGAAGGTTCGTTTCGGATCAGACAAAGCCAGCGAATTGCGTGATGAATTAATGAAAACATTCACTCATGCCGCCGCAGAAGCATCTATCGATTTGGCAAAAGAAAAAGGGATGTTCAAACTATGTGATCCGGCAAAACATGCACAGGCAGTATTTTGGGATCAAATTGGATTGCCGAAACGTCTACGTGACATGATCGCTGAGTTCGGTATCCGGAATTCCAGTCTCTTTAGCATTCAGCCAACCGGCAACACATCTGCATTTGCAAACGTTGTGTCTGGTGGATTGGAACCTGTATTTCTACCAGATTACATCCGGACAGTCATCGTGAATACAATGCCTGACCATATTGCTGACGTGACCCCGAAGTGGTATGAAGGAGAATTCTTTGAGACTTCAATGTTCAAGTTGACCAAAGAAGGAACCGATGATGTGCTGAGAGGCACCGACGCATTCGGTACTGTCTATAAGATCGACAAGAATCGTGGCCTATGTAAAGAAGTTGAGTGTGAAGATTATGGCACTCGGTTCATGAAAGAGGTTGGCGAATGGGATGCTAATGCAGATTGGGCGGCTACAACCGCGAACCTATCGACAGAAGACCACGTGCGTGACCTTATTGGATTCAGTAAATGGTTGGACTCTGCATGTTCAAAAACAGTGAACGTTCCGAACAACTACCCTTATGAGGCATTCAAGAACGTGTACTTGGACGCATTCAACAGTGGCGTAGTAAAAGGCGTTACCACGTATCGTGCCGGAACAATGGCATCTGTGTTGGCTGCAAAAGATGAAATACTTGCAGAAGATTCAGACGAAGAGATCATCAAGGAAGATGTAAAGATGCCCTCGGATGCAGTGGCAAAGATGAAAACACTCAAAGCGGGCGGAAAAAAATGGTACGTAACTGTAACTTTTTTCGAAAACAATTTCACAAGACCATTCGCATTGTTCGTGCATACAAACAGCTATGAAAAAGGCGTATCTACTAATGATGCGGTCGACCGATTAATCAAGCTAGCTCGCCGGAAAAAGATTCCCAAACGTCATATTGACAGTACATTGGAAAAAATTGAAAACGAAAACAATGCTAGTAAACTAGCTCGTACGATTAGTTTCTTACTCCGGCACGGCGTATTAATTAAAAATATTGTAACTGAATTGGAAAAAGTTGAAGATATTTTCGTGGGAAGTTTTTTGTTTCAAATTCGTAAATTCTTATCACAATATATTAAGGATGGTACGGCAGTAGAAGATACTAGTTGTGATACTTGTCACTCTAATTCAATAGTATTCCAGGAAGGTTGTTTTGTTTGTATGTCATGCGGAAGTTCCAAGTGCGGCTAATTTCGCCTCTGCATTCTTACGCCGTGTTTCCCAGGCCTTTTTTAATGGTGCTGATCCGCGCTTTTTACCTTTTAAAGCAGCTGACAATTTAGCTTTTGTTTCTGCTGACGGACTCGGGCATTTCCTACCCTTGAGAGCTAAATTGGGGCGACCTTTAAGCGTCGCAGATATTTTTGACCTAGTTTCTTTTGTTGGAGATTTCACTGGCACCCCTTTTTTAGATGCTGACATTTTTGCCCTAGTCTCTGTTGACGCTTTTTTCCCTTTTCGGGAGGGTGGCTGTTTACCCAAGCATAGATTAGTAAGAATGCCGCCTTCGTCATAACGTTTTCTACCGTGCAATACGATTAATTCATCTTCTAATGAATATGCTGCATCCTCGGCCAAATTCTTACGTACGAATTCCACATATGGTTCAAGATTTATTGATCTGATTTTAGCTATTACATTATCTTTATATGTATTTTCACCAAAAGTTTTACCGGATAAGTGATCATTGCATCGATTTCCGCAACCTTTTCCGACATAGAATGGTTCGTTAGTTCTTGGATCAATGAGTTTATAGACGTAATATTTGTTTGACATTTTTTGTTCCTTTGCTGTATAATAGTAAATACTATATAGGGTGAGGAGCCTTTGCCCTCTCGCATGAAGTGTATCTAGCACTTCATGCACCCTATACTTATTTATACAGAAAGAAAAATAATGTTAGTTGAACAGAAATACAAAAAAGGCGACGTGATCGCATTGAAAACCCTACAGGGCGAAGAGATCATCGGTAAGATAACCTCAGAAGATATGATCGAATGGGTACTAGATACCCCTGTCCAATTGGTTGTTGTAGACAAACAGTTAGGAATGGCTCCAGTAATGCAGTCAGCAGACCCAAAAGGGATGTCCTTTGCGAAGGTAAATATCGCCATTCACGGCAAGGCCCGTGATGAAATGAAAATAGCATACACTGAGCAAACTTCAGGTATTCTGACTCCAGAGAAGCCGGGTCTCATTGTAAACTAAAACACAGGAGAGAACGATGGGATCAATTAACCCTATTGATGGCAGCATACACGTCGAAATACCGCTGCAGTTAACAGTGAATAATTCCTCTAAAAAAGCAATTATAGAAGGTCATAGTAATTCTGACGCAATCCCCATGCCACAGGCCATGGGCGCGTTAATGGATGCAGTTGGTGCCGCTGGCGGCATGATGCCGGAACCTATTCCACCGGCAACAATGGCTAACATTAAAGCTAAATCCGCTGCAATGGCATCCACTATGACTACGATGATAGCAACATTGGAATCTGAAATAGCAGACGCAACGGCATCTATCGATCCGTTATCCGCCACACCGCCACCAACCTTTTCTACACCAGACCCTTCAGCCGCATTGGCCGCAATGAAAAGTGCCGCTGGGACAATGGGCGGATTGTCAGCAGATATTCCTAGCGTCCCTGGATTGATCGGGATGGAACCGTTTGCCGAGGCAAAAGCGATCATGGATTCCATGGCAGCAAATGTTGGTGGAATAATGGCAGCATCCGCCGAAGTCACGAATGTATCTGCAGGAGCAGCTATATCGTCACCAGAGCTACCGACACCACCGGCAGTACCAACCCCCGATGCTGCATTGGGGCCATTAACGGATGGAACAATGTCAACATTGTTTAGTGCAGTAAGCACAGGTGTCGATGCAATGACCACAAGTTTGGGCGTATCTCCTACTATTCCTGATATGGTAACAACCTTGGGCGAACCTGATATAGCAACAGTTACGGCTTCTATCAGTTCCATTACCAGTGCCGCAAATGATATGATTACGAGTGTTTCAAGTATGATGGGTCCACTAAAAGATATGGGCAATTCTGTAGGATTAATGAGCATGATGAGCAATCCCGCAGGAGCCGCATCCGCACTGGCAGCAGGATTGCCAGCAGCGACCGCTGCAGCTTTAGCAAATGTTCAAGCGCCTGATATCAGTGGCAATGTTCCCAGCTTGCCGGAAATACCCACAGCAGATTTGGAGTTGTGATCATGGACGTAATGATTCACGTAGAGCATATAAACCCATATGTAGTGGTACAAGAGGAAGACCCCTTCATCCGACGAAATAGAACTTAGGATATTACCTACCCATTCCTCCACTAAATACCCATTCCTCCACCAAAATGATAAATAATGGTGGAGGAATGATATGAAATTAACTACTATTATATGTCATGGGTGTGATTCATCTGTTGAGAAACCAAAGAAAGAAATTGATCGGCAACGTCGTAACGGAAAAACAAACTTCTACTGTTCATTGAAATGTGCAGCAACGTATCGAAATAATGATCATTTACTCGAATGGATGCACGGTGAAGAAAACAAGAAACACCTACAGATAATAAGTCATAACCGCGTTGACGAATATACCGGGTTCAGGGGATTCTTGCGCAGAATAGATATGCGAATTAGCGAAGGCCGGTTCGACACTACCAATTTGAATCTCCCGTATTTAAAAGAATTATGGGGTGCGCAGCGCGGTAAATGTGCTTTTACTAACGTAGACCTGATCCTTCCTCACTGGAGTGGCAACGCCACCGTGAGTAAGAATTATCTAGCATCACTAGATAGGATTGATTCCTCGAAGGGGTATGTTATGGGGAATGTTCAATTTGTTAGCGTAAGCGTAAACTGGTTGAAAAATAATCTGAATGCATCCCATGTAGAAGAATTTTTCCATATTGTAAGAAATAACTTGACTTGATTCTCCTATTGGAGTATAAATATAGATACTGTTGATGAAGCAGATCGAAAGGTGGCCAAGACGGCGATTCGACTTCGCCCATCTCCACCAATAAGAACATGACGGTGTGGACCGAAAGACCGATCTTCTGGGCGTTTCGGCATATGCCGCAGGAAGATATTATCGTGTTCTTTTTTATGGGGATGAACTGGGTATCGATTGGCATTGAATAGTGATGTGGAGATAGTAGGTTAGATACGGCCTTAACAGTTCAAAAATTGCAAATGCAGCAAACGACAATCGTGCATATGAGCTAATGGCAGCGTAAGCTACCTTAGTATCGGGGTTCGGGGCCAGACCTAGCAACAGAACTGGCCCCACTTTATTTTCATAAAACGCTTGACGTACATGGTATCTGTGGTATTCTTCAATTGTAGAAAGAAACAACAGGAGAGAAACCATGTTAGTTACCATCAACGACGCAGCCACGGACACATCAGTCTCATTGAACCCGGATCATGTAACGGACGTAATTATTGTTCCTCACGACGAACGTAAGATGTTTACCACGGAATACGGCGTGGTCCAAGTATCAATGATCAACGGCAACAATCATGTATTTCCATTGACCTTCCGTGATCCCCTTATTGGCGATCCAATGAACAAGGGTCCATTCTTTGACCTCACCACTTCAAAAATCGACGCACATGTGCTTAAATCGCTGAATGACCTGAATGACCGAATTGTTAAATTAATTCAGGACAACATGACAGCGGGAGCAATCAAATGAGCGTCCGCGAAAACGAGATTGCCCAAGCATATGACAAAGCATGCAACAATCCTAAATTTTGGGGCAGCGAATGCACGATCAAGTTCGATGATGTTAAAGAGTTCATTCAGAACAAGTTCAACATCAACGGTGACCAGCTTTCCGAAGCATTGGCCAATGGAGAATTCGCATGAGTACCAACAGCGAATGCCACATAATCGAACGTAACCCTGATCAGTGGTTTTACATCTTGGAAGATTACAATGCACCAAAGAATGCATGGGACTGGCGTGAGCATGCCAGTGCATATGGTCCATTTGTATCGGAAGATGCCGCGTACGAACATCTGTTTGCCAAACACGCAAATCCGGGCGGAAGTTCGGTAGAAGAATACGATCCTGCCAAGACAGAAGATGCGATTGAAACCAAACTTTTGGACAACGCAAGAAAATAAATCACTCTAAAAGCTTGACGTGAGATCGATTCATGGTAAGATCAAAGAGTAGAAAGAAACAACAGGAGAGATCACATGAATAAAGTAGCCTTTGAAGCCGCAGTTGTCGCCAACCTCGCCTACCGTTTAGGTGACGGTGGAAATAAATGGGACCAAACTAAAGCCATCATCGAGGCATACGAAGCTGCGATGGCACCTGTCGAAGAAGTTGTTGAAGTCGCAGAAGTTGAAGAAGTTCCGTATGTCAACCCCAACCCATCCATACTGGAAGTTGCAGTATTAGACTTGCTTGAAGTCATCAAGAACGACTTCGGGAATATCGGCAGCATACAGTACGACCGTTTTGCCGAGGGTCTGAAAATCAAGACCGGCCCGAAATACATCAAGATCATTTCGAGTGGTTCAGCATGGGGTTTTATCGTCAAGAAAGATGGCGGCAAATTCAAAGCTGGCGACATTCTGTACCCTGCTTCATGGGGCACTCCCGCAAAGAACGCAGCACGTGGCAACATCCTTAAAGGCGGATACTCCGTCTCTTGGACTGGCCCAAATTACTTAAGGTAGGAAATCAAATGAACACGTTCAAACTAGGCGGCGATGCCGTTGGTACTTCCCTGATGGGGTACATCGAAACGACTTTCAATAACATTGAGGATGTCTTCGGAGCACCGGAGCGTGGTGTTGAAAAGACTTCTGCGATCTGGACAATGACCTTCGATGATGGCGAAGTAGCCACCATCTACGATTACAACGCCACGGACACCGACTACGGTAAACGCAAATGGCATATCGGTGGGTTCAGTCCGGAAATGGTTGATCGGGTAAAAGGTTGGTTAAAGATTGACGGTTTTGGTTGACATATCTGTGAATTCCAGTATACTGTGACAATCGAAACAACGGAAAGATTAAAATGTTTGTACTGATTGGTGTGGGGTATTGGGTTGAGCAACAGGTTATCGGTGGCGAATGGCACGACATTGCCTTCGAAGAACAGGTCGCGTTGTTCACCACTGAAAAGAAAGCCAGAGTTTACGCAGAACATTGTCGATTGAAGACAGAAATTCGTAGACATTTCTCGGCCCCGCAAGTGTTCAAGAAAAAGAGTCCCATGTCGTCGTACACTTCATACCGAATTGAAACACATGAGGAAACAGTGCTAGAAATTGATCCAAAGGTAAGATGATGACTGAAACCCCTGATCTTGAAATAGAAATAGGAATAATGGATGCACTCATGAAGGATATTTTCATGGGAATGGATCACGATATCATCAAAGTAATAGCAGAGGCCACAATGGAAGAGCATGACGCCCTGTCACCAGAAGAAAGACGCAAAGCTTGGGAAACCGGCTGAACCCGAATAGGAACTAAAAAATGACTGAACAAACTGAAACACTCCCTGTCCTGTACATCCTGATGCGCGATGATCTGGACTCTATGAACCCCGGCAAAGCGATGGCGCAAGCGTCACACGCTTCGAATGCTTTCGTGTATGATATCGTACAAAAAACAACTGCCAAGAAACTGTCCAAGGATATTTCCAAGGGTGTCGCAGAATGGCGCACAAGCACTCCACAAGGGTTCGGCACTGTTCTGGTACTGGCAGTGGATGGCAAACAGATGAATGCCGCAGTTCAGGTCGCTAACGCCACTGGATATGTTGCAGGTGTTGTCAATGATCCCACATACCCGATCAAGGATGCCGAAGCGGTATTCTACGGTCCCATGGACACTTGTGCATACGTCTTTTGTCCCGACAAGAACACTGATACAATGTTGCCGCTGATCTTGGGCAACTTCGACCTTCACCCTTAAACTGGAGAACAAAAATGATTATCATTTCACTAATTTTGCTTGGCATCGGCCTGATCTTGCACATCCGTCTGACCGAGATTGCTCAAGCCGCAATGGACATCCGCCAATCCAATGACCGTTTGGTCGAAATGCGTGAGGAAGAAATGGACCTCGCCAAACAGATCATGGGCGATCAAGGATACGGTGGGGTGGGGGAAGCATGATTAAGTTTACCCGGTATGGCGAGGAATTGGAGTTCAGCAATATAGCTGTCGAAGCCGCGTACTATGCTGAAAAGAAAAGCTTTCAGGCTACGTACGAATGGTCGGATGAACAATTTGATGCATTTTGGAATAATGAATCAATATATTCATACACGGTCAAAAAGGTGGACGCTATTGAATTCGCTCAACGTGTTCTTGATTACATAAAATAGCTTGCAATATACGATAACTCGTGTATACTCTTAGCATACCAACCAGCAAGGAACATCAAATGATTTTTGACACACTGTTTAAACGTACATCAACTGGTGCCACTCAAGTGTGGACCCTGGAAGTTGAAGGCAACCAATATCGTGTTACCAGTGGTCAAATCGATGGCAAGCAGGTAACGTCCTCGTGGACGGTCTGTGAAGGCAAGAACATCGGTCGTGCCAACGAAACCTCACCCGAAGAGCAAGCGATGTCCGAGGCTAAAGCCAAGATGACAAAAAAGCTGGATCAGGGCAAATACCATACAAACATTGAAAACATCGATGTTCAGAAGTTCATGGCCCCGATGCTTGCGAAAAAGTATGAAGGCAAGATGTCCGAGAAAACTTTCAGTCAACCAAAACTGGATGGCATCCGTTGCATCGTGAAAGCCGATGGTATGTGGACTCGTACTGGTGGACCAATCTTGGGCGCACCACACATTCGCGAAGCCCTACAGGAATTTTTCAACGATGATCCCGATCTGATTTTGGATGGAGAACTGTATTGCAGTCGATTGAAGAACGATTTCAACAAGATTGTGTCACTGGCTAAGAAAAAGTCACCTACGGAACAGCAATTGCGGGAATCGGCGCATAACCTGCAGTATTGGGTATACGATTTGCCTTCTTCGAAACGTGGATTTTTCGAACGTTCCATAGAACTGGCGGCAATGTCTTGCTGGTGGCGCGATGATGAAGAGGCCAAGGTGGATAGTCCATTGGTATTGGTTGAAACCGAATTGGTTCGCAACAAGGAACATCTTGACGAACTGTATCAGGGCTATCTTGCCGCTGGTCAAGAAGGTCAAATGGTTCGTGATGGCAATTCTCTGTACGAAAACAAACGTTCAAAGGGTCTATTGAAGCGCAAGGAATTCAAAGATGAAGAATTTACAATACTTTGTTTGAATGAGGGACGGGGAAATTATGCCGGAATGATCAAATCGGTATCATTCGAAACAAAAGGCGGAATAAAATTTGATACAGGAATTAAGGGAGATCAACCATATTTGCGTGATCTTATGGCCAATGCGGACCAGTACGTAGGTAATCAGGCAACCGTCAGATACCAAGACCTTACTCCGGATGGTAAGCCGAGATTTGGAGTATGTTATCACATATGGGGCGGTGATAGAGATTGTTAATTATTTTCTCTTAGTAAAACCCTTTCTCCACCCATCTGGCAAGGCCGTGGATTTAGAAACTAGTTGATTAGTGATGTCATTTGTAATCCAGCATTTGCCACGTCGCGTATCACCTACTTTTCGTCTTGTTTCTAGATTGGCCATTGGGTTTTTGTCACCAGTAAATCGATCCGGATCGATTTGATCTCGCATCAATTGTTTAGTTTCATCTGAATGGGTTTTATGTTTGAATGGATTCTCGTGTGTTTTGTAATGAGATAACAGCGAGTCACTTATCTTCTTTCGAACATCATCGCGCTTTGCCGGATTGCCATCACCAAGTTTCGATATCCGTTGCAACATTTTGGTTTCGGCTGAATGTTTTCTTCCCCAATTATGATTTGATGGTCCCTTTCTACTGATAAATGGATTGGTTTTATCTTTCAATCTCTCTTTTCTAGCCAATGAGAGATATTGTTTGGCTATTGAATATTGTTTGCTTGTGTATCTCCTTGAATGTGTGGGCGACGAGACTGACATCCAATGAAACGCATGGTAAATAGGTATTTTATCGGTACCACTGACCATTTTCGTCAATAACCAATGACATATAAAATGTTCCTTATGGGTTATGTGTGCTCCGTTCCAGTCGTGTATTGATAACTTCTGATACTCTGGCCATAATGATTTAGGCAACACATGATGATGTTCGGTTTCTCCCCGAGGTAACGGAGACCTTGATTGTGCTTCTAGTATTATGTTAAAATACCACTTGGTATACTTGTTCAAAAGAAACTTGTTGCTGAAATTTATGTGTAAATACATTGCTGATTGTCCTTCCAGACGTTAGAGTAGTTGGATGTTTGCGCATCGTGAACTACATCTATATTTATACTAATGGTGACAAAGAGTCACAAAGAACTCTCGCAACCCCTTGAAAAAAAGCACGAAAAAACTTGACTCCATTCGGTCGTTCGTTCTATAATTAATGTTATAATTGAATGGAACCTCTTATGGCATTACCGACCTCGCACGACTCAAGTTATAATCTGCAAGCTGATCCACTAATTGTGGGCACAATGATATCCGGCCTCCATGAAGCTGGAATCGATTACCGAGAGATCAAATCATTCAAGGAATTCCACGCTAACCTCAAAAAAGCTGGCAAAGCCCTTGGGAAGAAAAACTCCAAAAAATACAACCAGTTCGTGGGTGATGGATTCGAAGTGTTCGGAGAATACTACATCAATTCAAACATGTTCACTAACACATGCAGATTGGAAAAGTTCACCCCAATAACGGCATTGGGCATCGTTGACCACGGCGTTGATGGCGTGGCCTTCAATACCGTCACTAAAAAATGGGCAACTATCCAGTTCAAATTCAAGGGAAATCCCAAAGATCGGGTAGACAATAACGACGATCATATTTCTAATTTCTATCGTCAAAGTGTTAAAGATTTTTCACTAGGGGTAGATGATGAAGATCACATGGTCATCATAACATCGGCGCAGGATTTGTCCGAGAACCTGAATGATTATACCCACTTCATTTGCTGGCATGATCTTATCACGACCACTGTCAACATGGATAACTTTTGGACCAGCTTTTGGGACGCATGTGAGCGCAGATACATGGATACCATGAGTTCAAGACAATCAATAAGCGAATTTGTTTTGTACCCACATCAACAAATAGTATATCGAATGCTACAGTCTTCGCCAACTATTCACGGCTGTATCGCTATCCCCACGGGTGGCGGCAAAACTGTAATTTTCATCAAGGACATCGATCATCGATTTAGTATGAATCCAAATAGTATAAATCTTTTGAGTTCTCCGCGACTGGCATTGATTGACCAAACGCAAGATATCTTACATGTCTCATGCAAAAATACCTATCGTGAGGTATTCGTATGTAGCCGAGACGACTTCGGCAAAAAAGTGTTCTTCGAAGAAGATGAAACAGTTTCCCGCCCAATGAACACAACTGATCCAGTAGAACTAATGGAGATACTTCTGGATCAAATTTCCAATGATAATCCCCCATTGATGATTCATTCAACTTATGCAAGTTTGCCAACAGTAATTGCGGCTATTCAATTATTCGAAAACAATCCGGATATTTCTGATGATCACCAAGAAGCATTGAAACTATGTCTAGATACATGGCATGCCGATGAAGCGCACAACTTGGTGCCTGATGCAATTCACAAAGATGAAGAGGAAAAGGCTCGATTGACAGCACTCGTGATGTCGGTCCCTGAATTGGTCAAACGATTCCCTAGAACATTGTTTTGGACTGCTACAATGAAGCACAATAAAACGGAATGCGATATGTCGAACAAAGAAATCTTTGGAGACATTATCTATTCAATCTCGGCAGCAGAATTAATTCATGCAGCAGTTATGGTGTCTCCGAAAGTATTCCCCGTGATAATCGAATCCGGAATGACCATCACAAATGAAGTGGATACGAAAGACATTGCTAACGAATTGCGCGTCATAAGCAACTCTTCGGATAATAGGCAATTGACATACTTCAAGCGGTGCCTCGAACATGATGTTTCTCTGAATGAAGAACGAAACGCCCCAACGAGAATGATCATTTTTGCTGATGGAGCAGCCATCACGTTGCATCACCGTCGAGCATTGACTGAATTGTTCCCAGAAGCATACATAGCGAACGTCACTGCCGAAACGTCTGCGAAGGATCGTCGTTATATTTTCGACAGATTTAGCACAGAGCCATTTGCGGTATTATTGAATTATGATATCGTTTCGGAAGGCATGGATTTGCCCGGCGTCAGTTCAGTTTGTGTGGCGCGAGGCATGAATGCCATCAAAATTCAGCAATCGGTCGGGCGTTGTCTCAGATTATCCCAAGAGGATAGGGATCGTTTACAGCGCGGCGAGATCAGCGTCAACGATCTTTCTAATTGGGTGAAGCCATATGGCCGTGTGTATCTGCCAGTAGAAGCCGCCGACATGAATGCTAAAAATGGATATCATCGAGCAATGCGGCTATTGAAAAAGCTTCATGATGCTGGTTTCGATAACATATACAACGATATCGATTCTAGCCTATTGCTGCCACATAATCTAACCGATGACACACTTAGGGATACCTTCCCTGATATGTACATGGAGGGTTTGACCACCATTGAAAAATTGGAACAGTATATTCGATTCGAGGAAACACTGTATACGTTCAGTGATAAAACCGACGAAGATTTGCTATCGGTCTTTAAATCACAGGTTCCACCCTTGGTAAAATGATAACATCATTCGAACATTCAAATGTATGGTTGATCCCGCCCATGGAAGCATATTACGCAATGCACCAGCGGATATTGGATGACACCTTTCGTCCACCTACAAATGCGCCGTATGAGTACAACGTGGCGTTGCCGTTCGAACTGTGCACTGAAATCATGGCGCACGATCATGCCCCAAACCGTGGCCGATTAATCATAGTCGGTGCGATAGAGTTTTTGTTTTGTGATAAACTTGATGGGTACTCAGATATCGTCTTCGTCACTGATTGTCATCTCAAAAAAACGATTATAAATTCCATCGCTCCGGGCATTTCTGCTGACATCAAAATAGTTAGCATAGATACATACATGAACCATTTGATAAATGAATACGATTTTGTGGTTGGGTGTCCTACGATTTATGAACCAAACTATCCAGCCAGCAACCACAACACACCATTGATGTACAATAAGATCACGGAAACCGGACTGTTTCTCGCAAGTAAATGTGCGTTTGTTCTGGAAGATCATATGGAATCAGGCGCTGATAAATTCAAATATCATAACAACCGAATTCATAAACATTCGGTGATTGATCCAGTTAATATTTCTGACCGAGTTGATTATCGCCGTAAAATGCATTACGTGATGCTGGATGATGCCGTGAATAATAGAGTACCAATCAAGGTAGATGCTTTGGAGGGCAGACCTTGGTTATATCCAAAACGACCCCGCATCGACCCATTGCCTGGTGATAACACATTAGCCAAAACAGATGCAGTTGACATCGGAGTGGATATTCTTCATAAGATATTATCGGGGGATAAATTGGTTTTTAAAACAGTACCACGTAGTATTGCCGATGCGTCAAAAAAGTGGTCTACGAGTCCTTGGTTGGTATTGATTAATGACCGTCCACCAAATGGAAAATTGTATTCAGTAGTATATGAGAATGATGGTAAACCATGGGCCATGGGAATCACGGCATTTGCATGCGACACGGAAAAACAGGCCAACACATTGAAAGAATGGCTACAGGACGAAGAAATCCGAAACGATATAGCATCAATGTTCGAGGCCAAGAACGTTAGAACACTCAGTTTGGAAATACTCAAACGATTGCCATATTATGAATAAGGAGTTCAAATGAAATTAGGAAATCTCACGTACATCTTATGGATGGACGCAACCGGGTGCCCAACAGATTGGCAGGATATCTCAACTGTTCATGAATCAGTGCACCCGTATATCGAATCAGTCGGCTGGTTATACGAACACAAAGATTATCCAAAAACCAAATATGTTGTAATAGTTCCACATGTTGATGGAAAAGGCGACGACAATGAAACCAATGCACTCGGTTGGTTAGCTATACCCAAATCAACAATTGTCAAGCAAATCACGATGGCACATCCATTCAAGGATGCCGACAAATACATCAATCCGAAAAAATAGCTTGACACCTACAACATTTCTGGTATACTTCGGCAATGGCCAAAAAAACAACAATTCGAGAACTTCGTGATAAAGAATACCAGCTACAACAGCAGGTGGAACACGATAAACGAATGAAGTTCTGGAATGATATAGCAGAGGATGATCCATTCAGGGGTATCCCACGCAAAACGGGCACTAACGCTCCTTGGTCTAAGAATTGAGAGTACAATGCACTACACGTTTCCACATATAACTAACATCAGTGAAATTTATCCTATCATCGAAGGGAAGGATGAATTCATCGTGGCCGAACGAGGCCCATTCCTGATCGTGAACTATATGGTGAACATGCCTGATACCTTCCCGCCAATCGGGATGGTTGGATTGACCAATGGTGACATTGAGCACGACGGTATTCCAGAAACTCTTGATGATTATGCTGCAACTGTTCTACGTGAACTTCGTGGTATGGTGTTCTATGCCGATACCGGAGAAGTCGCCGCACGTCGATATCACAAGTTCTTCAATGTAAACGAACGCGACGAAACTCAAATGCACCTGATCGACATCAGCCTTCCTCATGTTATCCTTGAGAAGTTGGATGGCTCAATGATCACTCCATTGATCTTCGATGACACCGTTCATTGGGGTACCAAGATGGGACATGCAACTGAGACTGCAGAACGTGCATCACTGTTTGTCAAGCGATACCAACAAACTCATTCTATCCCTAAATTACAGGCAATGGCATCCGTACATCCGTGGTACAGTGACTTTGCATACGATCTGCATCAGTCTAAGTTGACTCCAATCTTTGAATGGTTGTCGAACTCTGACAAAATCGTGATCGATCATCCGGTCGATAACATGGTGCTGACTGCAATTCGTCATCAAAACACCGGTAAGTATCACACCCACGGCGGAATGCATACGCTAGCAGACCCGTACAACATCCCTGTGATCAAGTTGGTCGAGGGTACTGTGGAAAACATGCAAGAGTTCTTGGACGATGCACGTGATCTGGAAGGCACTGAAGGTTATGTCATCCGGTTTGACGATGGTCATATGTTGAAGATCAAAGGTGAATGGTATGTTCAGTTACACCGCACCAAGGATATCATCAGCAGCAACCGTAAGCTTGTTGAATTGATTGTGAATGAAAACTTGGACGATGCTAAAGCATTCATCCTTCCAGAAGATTTGCAAATGGTTGATGATTTCGAGCGTATGTTCTGGAAAGGGTTCAACCTTTCTGTTGCCAAGTTGGCATCGGACATGTTGTACTTCCATCGTACGTATAGTCGCAAAGAATTTGCGATGGCTGATCTTGAACTCGAATTTGACAAAGGTTTGTATTTCAAGATGTGGGACTTTGACCGCGATCCTCGTGAGATTTTCATGGCATACGTTGAGCGGCACTTGAGCAAGAACGTTAAGTACGATTTGATCAAACACTATTGGGAGAATGACGATGGCCAAACGTAAACCAAAACCACCCAGCAAGGCCGAACGACTTCGGTTGGCGGTTGTTGCCATGAAGGAAAATCTATGTGCCGAGACAATCAACAACGTTGTTGTGCAAGGCAGTTTAGCCATGCGTCCCGGTGATGGTTTGTTATATGACCATGTACGTGAAATCATAGAAGAAGGATGGAATGATGTATCAGAATAGCAAAGAACGTCGCCACGAACTTTTAGTACGATCCTGCTTTGAAAAAGCTTGAAGGAAAAGCGTTGATTGAATTCAAACGTCTCCCAGCAAGCGGTACCCATCGAACAACTTACGCAATCGCAACGCCAAAAGGAAGAAAAGAGGCATTCAAAGATGACTAAAACTGTATACATGCTCGTAGGCGTTCCAGCGTCCGGTAAATCTACTTGGACTTGTTGTCTGATGGACGATTATGTCAACGAATCCGTATTTTTGTATTCAACCGACGAGTACATTCAAGGCGCTGCCGATGCAGAAGGCAAAACGTACAACGATGTTTTCCAAAGCACCATCAAGGAAGCAACCGCCTGTATGAATGAGTCTCTGGCGGAAGCTACCTTCGCCGGTATGGACATCTTTTGGGATCAAACCAACCTGAGTGCCAAAGCCCGTATGGGCAAGTTGAGCAAAATTCCCAAAGACTACCGAAAGGTGGCCGTGGTGTTTCCTATTCCGGAAGCAGAAGAACTCCAGCGTCGATTGGACTCACGTCCGGGCAAAACGATACCAAGTCATGTCATGGAATCTATGATAGGAAATTACGTTCCCCCTACCAGAGACGAAGGATTTGATGAAATCATCGAGATCAAAGAATGAATATAGCATACCTACTGTATGGGTTCATGTTTGGGCTGGCTACGACGCCATGGGTTAGGCAAGTCGAACCTATGTATTTGACGACATTGAACATCGCCGCGCTGATACAGTCTGGTATTCTTTTGTCAGGCTGTATCGCTACCGCACGTTTGTTGCTTCTTTCTCCGGAAGAACTAGATACCGTTGTATCAGTCGAAGAACGTCGAGCAGCCTTCACTGACCAAAGCGGCAGGGTTTTGCCAGCAATGGTTTGGCTGGCAGTATCGTTTTCATTGGTATATTATGGGCTATCAGGGGCAAGCTGGTATATGTCAGTTCTTCTGGCGTTCTTAATCCTTCATCGTGCTGTGGTCAAAAAATTCTCATGAGAAAAAACAAGAAATACATTGAACACGAACAACTCGCCAGTGAGGCCATGGCCAAAGGTGTCAAGTTGAAAGCGATCAAATATCAGCGTGTCAACCTCCACTGGAGGGATAACTACACCATGAAAGGCAACTGGTCTACCCTGCACGAAGGATGGTCAGATTATGGTGTCGAATCATGTTCGGTCGCGTATTTCGAAAACCAAGACGATGCGGTATGGTTCGCATTGAATGTCAGAAAATTCCCAAAGGATGCATGATGAATTACGAAACTAAAACAACGGTGATCACGAAAGTAAAACATGAACTACACGTGAACTTCGATGATGTTGCCAGTACTTTCGGCGGAACCATTGATCCAGATGATTTGAAAGATATCAGAGTCGAGGAATCAGATAGTGGTGGCAGCTATCACAAAGGCGAAGATGGCTATTTCAAGCTAAAAGTAACACTCAAGAATTACACACTAGTGGACCATTACGAATGTGTCGATATGGGTGCACGAAATCCACCGGACGATCAAATGGGCGAAAAGTTCATCGAGTTAATGAGGGACAAATATCCAGAAAAGAATATTCAATCAGACGCACGTTTCTGGTGGTCTCCCACACACCATAAAAATGAAGGCAAAGCACCGCATTACCGCATGGGAACGATCAGTTGGACAACAAAGACATCATCATGACAAAATACCACCTTGATCTATCCGGACCATCCGGAACGTCTTTTAGGATACTGGCGGCAACCAATTATCTCCGTAGACAAGAAGGCGATGATCCAGCCAAAGATACGTTCAATCGTATCGCCGGTAAGGATATCCTGATCAAACATATGACATCAGGTGACTTCAATCATCTTGTTCGGGTGTTCTCGGAGCGTTTCCCGTATGTGAAAATCACCAGCAAACATAAAATAGATGGTATCGACTCCGATTTATACACGATTGGTGAACGAGAAATACACTACCTTTGATCTCCTTATGATAAATACAACACTGCTAGCATAATGCTAGTTTATGGGGAACCAACCCCGTAGTCCATAGACTGGACCATAAAGGAGAAATAAAATGGGAAGACCAATTCATCAAGATCGTATCGGACTTGGAACAGGAAGAGTTAGCGTAACACGTTACCGCTTCACGGGAGAATCACAAGTTCTTTCAACAACCACACAGGCTTACATTGTTAGCCAAAACAGTAACACACGCTTTAGTGTAACTGATGATACAACAACTGAAACACTTAAGCTTGTTAACAAGACAACACTTGCTGAAGGTGAAATGTCAATTGATGCATTGCTGGATAACTCCACGATTGTTCAGGTTACACGCTTGCACAACAAAACAATGCAGTATGAAGGCGTACCAGTCGCAACACCAATCGGTGGAACGAAGATTCCTTACGTCCTTGGAGCATTATCCGCAGAACCGGGTCATGACACAGGTGATGGAATTGCTGTCGTAGACGCACAAGTATAAAATACAAGATATTTTGAGAACAGGGGCTTCGGCCCCTTTCTTTTTGCCTAAATCAGGCCAGCGTTTCTTCGGAGACTATTGAACAGATCGCCCATTTCGTCTTTGCTTGGACGACCACCATGTGTTAGTAGCTCAGTGAACTCTTTGCCAATGTCAGATGGTTCAAGATAATGAATACCACCAGTTTTTTCATGAATCATTTTATGAATTAGGTCCAATTGTACACCTTCTTCCTTGCCTTGATCCTGCATATAATGTTGTAGTTCAGGGTATTCATCTAGTACCTGCCATTCTCTCGCATATTTGACATCCATGATAAAGTACATATCGTCGTAGTCATCGTCGTCGCCCGACGAAGCGACATCGATATAGTTCACGTAATTGTTGAAATCAACATAGAATTCGAATTCAGTATTAAAAATGTCGTCCTCGTTATATCGAAGACCAGCATCATGCACTCTGAATGGCATATAATCAAGCAAGAATTTGATGTATGATGTGAAATCCTTCTTGAATGTTCCATTACTTCCCATTGATTTATCTGCCACTGTTTGTAATGCATCAGTGAACAACGAGAAATATCTAGGGTGACGGTGAATCTTATCCGATAATTCAATTAATCTATCCGAATGTATCTCTTGTTTAACACCTAACTCTTCCATTAGTTTCAACAATATATCATCGTTCATCTCTTCTAGCGCATAAAAGATGTCATCATTCGTTATCTCCGATGGATCATAGCGTGTTTCAAAATCATCCCAAAACTGTAAAGCTTTGTACATATCTTCCCATTCCTGAGATAATTGATTTATGTTTGCCCACGCAGCCAATATAACTTCATCTTTTTCCATATCAACATCGTATGGTTCTGGTAAATCAGAGTTACTTGATCGTATGTCGAGTTGCTCTTTGAATAGTTCTTCGTCGCCGGATCGTCTGATCTCTCGTAGATCACGCAAGGCAGGTTTCATCTTCTTTAATTCTTGTTGTGTGTCATGATCAAGATCGGATAGTGCGAAATTATTACTAGCATCATATCCGCCACCTTTGATGCCCGTGATACGTTGATCCTTTAACAACGGAACAATGTATCGGTGATATCTTTCTACAGGCTTTGCATTGGCCCGACCTTTCATCTCACCAAGCATGCCATTGCCATCAAGAATGAAAGTCAAATGAGGTATCCATGGAGACTCTTCGTCGGACATCTCAGGGTTTGCCTTTACTCGAAAACTTAGAACCTTTTCGTCGTATCCGGATCGTCCTTGATTGTTCCCACAGTGCCCCATCGCTTTGCCTTCAGCATCACAATAATTTCTATCAAGCAACCACCAAGCTTTATGGCCATGCTCGAATTCCATGAAGATTTCATCGCCAGCTTCGATCTCTAAGCCGCGTTCTTTCTCGGCTTGAGCTTCGATCCAGTCGTCTTCCAACCCTTTCAATTCACCGATGACCTCGCCCAACGTCTTTTTTGGGAACACGTAATTTGCAATACTAGGGGCGTTCACAGCGACACCCATGTAGTGACTAAGTTGCTCTCTTATCCATTTCATCACGGAAGCATCTATTTTCTCTGGACCAACGGATACGCCGCCGCTGTCCAACGCGGCATCAAATTTCTGTCGCTCCTTGGTTAAAACATCATGCTCTGGACTGAAAATACGATTGACCATAGCCATCTTAGCATACCGGAGATACCAAACAATTCTATCGTTCTTACGAAGTGTTTGTTTAGCCCATTTGATCTCTTTCTTAATGGCCTCGCCGGTCTTTTCAAGATCAGTCTCTGGACTACGGGAGTACTCACGTACATAAGCCAACACTGAATTGAACATATCACCGTAGTTAGGGGCCTCTGTCAGCATGTTTTCGAACAACACACCGCCACGTTTTCCTGATTGAATGAACTTTAATTGGTCTAATACATCACGCATACAGTATTTATACGAAAACACTTGACAAACATTTCAAAGTTAGTATATAATGATAAATAATACCAGTTAAGAGATAGACTTTTAACTCTCATACAGCAACAAGGGAGCCTTGATATGCATCACCAATTGGCCTTTGGCCCACGACCACGTACCCACGATTCAGATAAGTATTTTTCGAGTTCATTTGCATTAATTTGCTTTGGTTTGGTGTTATCTTTGTGTACCCAAACGATGTTTGCTTTTGCTGAACGCATTTTTGCACGGGTATCTTCCGTATGAACATGTCCCTGCAAGTTCATAACTTAATCGGAGATATCAAATGACAAAATACGACTTGCTTGTTTACATTGGGCGCTTCCAGCCACTGCATCTAGGACACACACGTGTCATTGATCGTGCCTTAGAACTAGCCGATAACGTCCTTGTTATCGTCGGATCAGCAAACTCTGCACGATCCAACAGAAACCCATTCACATACGACGAACGCTGCAAAATGATAGCAGATTCAAATCCCGCTGCCGACGCCGCTGGCCGCATGGGCATTGTTCCAATGGACGACATGACATACAACAACAACGGATGGATCGCACAAGTTCAAGAAATCGTGGCCTTTCAGTGCCAAGAACTAGAGTTGCCCGATGATCCTAAAATTGGCCTGATCGGCTGCAACAAAGATTCCAGTTCATTCTATCTGAAATTGTTCCCAACATGGGACTTCGAAGATGTATCATTCCTTGATAACCTGAACGCATCAGACATCCGCGATACTTATTTCAGCGTCAATCCGGCAAGCTACCATCGAATGGTACCACAAGCCGTTGACACGTTTTTGGAATATTTCCGCGAAACCCCCACAATGGACCAACTGATGCGAGAGTTCTACTTTGTGGAACAGTACAAACTGTCAGTACAAAAATACCCTCGCATCGAACACACCGTTGATGCTGTCGTCGTACAATCAGGACACGTCCTTTTGATCCGGCGTCGAGCAGAACCCGGCAAAGGCCAATGGGCAATCCCCGGCGGATTTGTTAACCCTGATGAATTTCTGGTTGACGCAATGATTAGGGAACTTCGTGAAGAAACCAAAATCAAAGTTCCGGAACCGGTCCTACGTGGATCAATCGTAACACAGAAAACATACGATGATCCATATCGTTCAGCACGTGGCCGGATTATCACACAAGCATTCTATATGAAACTTCAAGACCAAACCAGTCTGCCGAAGATCAAAGGATCAGACGACGCCGACAAAGCAAAGTGGGTTCCGTTAAGTGAACTTGAGCCTACGAATATGTTCGAGGACCATTTTTGGATTATCCAAGACATGTTAGGAGAATTATCATGATGAAATATGGATGGGCACCAAAAATGGATACACCGGAAGACCGCTATAAGGCACGTATGCATGCAGCATATCTTATCTGCGGATGTCCTGAAAACATGAGACTAGAAGCTATTGAAGAATTGGCAAATGCGCCAAAAAGACCATTAGAAAGACTGATGGCCAAAGAAGCATAATAAGGAGATTATCATGCAAACTAACATTCTACTAAGAACCGATTCCTACAAAGCAGGGCACTTCCTGCAGTATCCCGAAGGCACCGAGTATGTAAGTTCATACATCGAAAGCCGTGGTGGCAAATGGGACAAATCAGTGGTCTTCGGACTCCAAATGTTCCTGAAAGAATATCTCACCAAACCAATCACCCAAGAAATGATTGATGAAGCCGAAGCCTTTTGGGGCGCACACGGCGAACCATTCAACCGCGAAGGCTGGATGCACATCTTGAACAAACACAATGGTTATCTGCCAGTCGAAATTCAGGCAGTACCAGAAGGAACAGTCCTTCCAAACCGTAACGTGATGCTGCAATTGGTGAACACCGATCCATTCGTTCCATGGTTGACCAGCTATCTGGAAACAAGTTTGCTCCGAGCAATTTGGTATCCTACTACTGTTGCAACAAATAGTTATGCTTCAAAAGTGGTCATTTGGGATGCTTTATTAGAATCCGCAGATGATCCAGCAGCAGAAATCGGCTTCAAGATGCATGATTTCGGTGCACGTGGTTGCTCAAGTCCCGAAACAGCCGCCCTAGGTGGTTGTGCACATCTGGTGAACTTCTTGGGCACAGATACCGTCGAAGGTGTTATCGCCGCCAGACGCTACTATGGTGAAGAAATGGCAGGGTTCAGTATTCCAGCATCAGAACACTCCACTATCACGGCATGGGGTGGTCCTGACCAAGAAGTTGATGCATTTCGCAATATGATCAAACAGTTTGCAAAGCCGGAGAACATGGTTGCCTGTGTATCAGACTCATATGACATCTATAATGCATGCAGCAATCTTTGGGGTGATGAACTTCTCAAAGATGTCAGAGACTCTGGCGCAACACTTATTGTACGTCCAGACTCTGGTGATCCAGAAACTGTTCCAATCGACTGCATTTTGCGATTGATGGATAAAGTGGGTTACACCACGAACTCCAAGGGATACAAAGTTCTGCCCGATTACTTCCGAGTGATCCAAGGCGATGGCATCACGGTTGATACCGTCAAGATCATTCTTGACAAAATGATGGAACTGAAATTGTCCGCAAGCAACATTGCATTCGGCCAAGGCGGCGGATTGCTCCAGATGGTCGACCGCGACACGCTGGAGTTCGCAATGAAAGCTTCGGCAATCTATGTGAACAACAGTTGGAGAGACGTGTACAAAGCACCGATCACTGATCTCGGCAAGCAAAGTAAACGTGGACGACTTGCCCTGATCCGGAATCAAGACGATACGTATCAAACTGTTCGTGCCGACACATGTTCATACGATGATAACATTCTTGAGACGGTATTCAAGAACGGCAAGCTGTTGAAAACAACTAACTTTGCAACAATTCGAGAAAAAGTGCAAAAAAGTCTCAAAAAAGCTTGACTTAATAAAAACACTAGCGTAGAATACATAAATAGAAGTACAGTTTACAAACGAAACAAGGAAAAGACCAATGTTATGTAGAACCAAACAACCGCTGATTAGTATGACACCCGTATGGCATGATTCCGCCTTCGCGTCATATAATCGCGAATCTACTACGAGGGGCTTTTTGGGAGAGTAATATCTTCAACCGGTTATAAGAAACCAAAAAAGCCCCCACCGATAAAAAGGATGGGGGCTTTTTTTATAAACAAACGAAATAGTAGTTGACACCAAACGAAAAGCTGCTATACTACACAAACTGAAGAAACGTCGAGGCTACCTAGAGCCACAACGACGCTAAAAAAAGAAAGCTAGGGCCTACTGGAGGGCAACTGAGCGATCAAGGTCGTGAAGCCAATAGTAGGGATAGGCCCTAGAGCCTATTCGACTGGCATATAGCCAGTCTAAAGAAACAGTGGAAGGCCCCAAAACTAGTTATGGTGGGGAGAGCAAAGCGGCAGGATGGAATGCTGGTTTTGTAACAATCATTCTTAGGGTTGAACTCCCATGATAGGTGAGTTCCCCTCTTTTATACCCACCGCTTGGGTAGGGAGTTGGGCGCAGAACGCCTTTAGGCGGATAACCGTCGTTCACTCAACTCCCGAATAATAAGGTGTGTTTCTTTCTACAAATCGAACACACATCCTAGCCGCAGTGCTTGCATGCACATAAGTCGGAGAGATTAAGGTCTGGCCGAACCTCCCAATGGGTATCGTTGTTGCTGACGCGGCTTCGGTGTTAATAAAATTGACCACCAATTTGCCTGAACAGGCACAAGAAATCGAGTAGCAGGTTCAACTCCTGTCTTAGTGATTGACTGCATTCCGGCGCTTCGGCACGGAAACATTAGCTATGTCGGCCCATGCGGGTGGTCGCTCGAACCAATTATGCTGCGAATAGCTCAATGTTAGAGCACTCCCACTTTTGGGGAAAGACGGTGGTTCAACTCCATCTTCGCGCACCAATATTAAGTTGAGGGTCTTATCAAAACCCCCGGCACAGAGTAGCCGCTTAACCGTAATGGAGAAGTTGAACATCGTGTTATGTTCAGTACAAACGCTCAACGAATAAAAGATTAGGTTATTTCACACCCTGCTCGCCGACGTGTCACTAGCGTTATGGAGGGAGGGATGGGTTATCGCCTAGAGAGAATCAGGATCGTAGTACGCAAAGTTAGTAACTTGGCAGAATGGTGAACGTAGTATCTCAAAAGATTTGCTTGGATAGTCACGGAGAGTATACTCAATCGGGTCAATGAACCGTTACCTTTACTTCGCCCGAAGAATCAGGAAACTGAACTTGTATAGTGCATAACAAATTTGCTCGAATGAGCATCCGAAGCGGGAAACGCTGGTTCGAATCCAGTCTGGTGAAATGCCCCTGTGGGGTTATCAGTCGTCTAGTCCGGTCTAGGACGCCCGAGTTACAACAGAATTGCAGTAGCATAATAATCGAGGGTCATACCTTGGATAATGTACCGGATCAAACCGGGGGATGGTAGCTCGAACCTACCCTGCAATACCAAATCAACGGTGCCGTATAAATACCACTAGCAGTATAAATAACTGCTATTGGAAATTAAAATGAACTGTGTATCATGCGATGAAGTCCTTAAGGGAAAATCTAAAAAGTATTGTACCAATGCATGCCAACAAGACCACCAGTATAAAACTTATATTGTAGAATGGAAAGCTGGCATAAAAACGGGTCTAAAGTATATTGGAAGTTTCA